CCTGACAGTAAACAGATCCATGTAGGCAGTGTCAGGGACGTTGGCTGCGTTTTTCTGGTAGGTGGTGATAAACCTCTCAGCTGCCATCCTGCCATCAGAGGCAGCCATGACAGTGGAGATGCCCTTACCCAGCAGGGTGTCTCTCTGGGCCCTAGTAAACCGGACACCACGATGGGCAGAGGCACCACCCAGCATCAGCCCTGTGACTGCCTGGGCTGGGTCGATTTGCGTCTGAGATGCTGAGACAGCTGCAGCACGGGCAGTGACCTCCCAGGGCAATGGAGTCAGCCCAGAGACCTCACGCCCCACGATGCTGAGGGTTACTGAGTTATAGGTGGGCCCCAGCGTGCCCAGGTTGGCAAAGGTATCAGCCTTGGAGATGAATAACTGGCCATCGATAGAGCGCATGGCATTCCACCTGGACTCCATCTCAGTGATGAGCTTAGCCACTTCAGTGCTGGAGTCCGTGCACAGGGCAATGGTGTGATATTGATCTTCACCCATGGCCGTAACTGCCAGGCCAAAGTCAGGATCTGTGGCACCTGCAGCCGGCTGGGTAACCGTGTAGGTAAACCCTGCCAGGATCCTCTCTCCAGGCGTGAGGGCAACACCCAGCTTGATACCGTTGCCAGCCGTGCCCTTGTGGACAGCCACAACGTCAATGCCCGTGCCTGTGTTGCCCGCCACTGTCACGGGCAGGTCAGTCTGGAGGGCCAGGGCTGCCAGCAGGTTAGTCTCCAGCACCGTGGCTGTCATGCCTACGGTAATGCCTGTGGTGACTCTCCTGCCACCAATGTAAAACGCCTGTTCCCCAGCCTCTGTGGCAGTGCCAGCCCAGGTAATGGAGCCTGTGGCTGCCACACCACCACCAGCATCAGCCAGGGGGATGGCCCAGAGCTCTGTCAGGGGGTCTACTGCCTTGTAGGCCTTGACTGCCTGGGCCAGCATGGACTTGGGCCCGAAAAGCTGGATAGCACTCTCAGCCGTATCCACCAGGACAGGGGTGCTGGCCTGGGCTGACCCAGTGGCCAGCATCTGGCCGATAATCAGGGCCACGTGTGGCAGTGGTGGGAGACCACGGGCAGCACGTGAGGAGTCAAACTCAGCAAACATCCCCGGTGTATTAACCACCAGTGGAATCTGATTAAATGTGATCCCCATGTGCACCCTCTAGCAGGTAAACGGCAAAAATGGAATTTGATTTTAGACGTTAGCCACCACTGGGAGGCTCCCAGGTAGGTGGTAGGGATGTAACCCCTGTCCAATCGCCACCAGCATCTGTGGCGTGAGGTCTCTCAGGATCTAGCTCAGGCAGCAGATCCCAGACTGCATACCAGCGTTTCCACTCTGCTGTGACATCATCCCCCACCAGGTCAACACTCTGTTGGAAGCCCAGGGCCCACATGGCCACTCCTGTTTTATCCAGGGGGGTGCCAAATAGGTTACGTGCAGAGATCTCCGATGGGGGTGTCAGTGACAGGCTATCGACCCACCAACGATCCTTGAGTGCCCGGATAGCAGCATCCACCAACTCGATACAGCGGCTGTGCTGGTCCTGCCCGGCTGTGGCCTTGTTTATGCAGACCAGCCCGAATGAACAGACCCCCACCTGGGCTGGGCCCTGCCTCACCACTTCCACATTCAGGAGGGCCAGGGCCAGGGCTGGAGCTGAGACAAAGTACCGTTTGAGATCTTCGAGCTTGAAGTCACCACCATGGACAAACGTGGTGGCAGTCAAGGCCACCAGCCCAGGATCCTCGGATAGGCCTTGAGCAATACCATCCCTGAGCTGGAGAAGGGCTGTCATGCCTCAGGAGCTCCTGGCAGGGTCACACCAGTCCAGAACCATCTCCAGAATCTCATCCTCATTGTCCTGGGACAGGCCTAGGTAAGGACGGTCCGGGATGTTTCTCTCTTCCCATCCGTACTGGTGCACGTTGGCATAAACCATGGATGAGCCAACCACCACAGTGTTGCCATTGAGGGCCTTGCCTACAATGGAGTCCCTGAGCCTGCCCTCAAATAGGAGCAGGGAGTGGTTAGCCTTGCGCTGCTCTTTCGTGGAGTCAGCCCACCCATCCCAGGCCTTGCCCTCAGGATCGGTTTTTTCGTCCTGGATGCGGCGTCGGACTTGGGTCTCCATCATGGCAGCAATGCCACTGGCCAGGCCCTTGGGCCTTCGTAGCCTGTCACCCCAGGCAGCCAGCTTCTCCCTCATCCGGTCAAGCTGCTGAGTGCTGACCTGGATGGAGGGCCCCACTGGCTGCTTGACCGTGGTCACAAGCTCCTCAGCGTGTCACGTGTAAACCGTCTGGCCCCACAGTCAGCTATCTCCAGGGTCTCACGCTCGGTTAGCGTATCAGCCTGGACTGCACTGTTGACCGTGGCACCCACGATGTTTGGGTCCGTAGGGTCTGGGGCCACCAGCCTGATTTTGTTCGTGGCCACCATCTCCAGGTACCTGACAGCTGCATCGTATCGCTTTGAGATCTCCTCAGTCAGCACGTCTGCAGTGGGACGGCTGCGATACATGGCAATGTCAACGCAGTAAATGGCAACATTCTTGGGCACTGGGCTCAATGGCAGAGTCACTCTCCCAGCCAGATATCCATCAATCTCATTCGTGGCAGCATCCAGGAAAAGCTCAAAAACCCCAGTGTCCCTAGCCCCGTCCTTGTCCCTGTCCGTTCCGACAATGACAGCATCCTCACCATAAAGGCTGATAGCTGTTAGGACGGTAGCGTAGGCCATGGGCTAACCCCTCTTGGAGCCACCCTGCCACAGGTCCTTGACCTCCAGCTGGGTGTCTGCCTGGAGCTTCCGTAGCTCCTCACCATTGAAAAAAGCAGCCTCAAAAAGCTGGGCCTGGGGCGTGAATAGCTGCCCACACCGGTAGCGCTGGGCCTGTGTTGCCCTAATCTCCCATCGATACACGACTGCAGGGGCCTGATCTGCTGCTGGTGCGTGTGACGTCTCGGAGGGTCCTGGGCTGGAGCTGACAGCACTAGCTACCAGCACGTCAAAGCAGGCCCCTGCAATCTCATCAGGGAGGCCACGCATACGGGGTATGGCAAAACCCTCCGTACGCATGAGCTGGGAGAGCTCACCCTTACCCAGCCGTGCAGCCTGCGTAATAAAGGCCTCCCTAGTAAACCCTTTCCACTGCCTGGCCATAGATCACGGCAACCAGGGAGCGCAGATAATGCGAAAGGCCTTGTAAACCGGGTTTGGGGTGTAGGCCGTATCCACAAACTGACTGTCAACAGCCTGAGTCAGGACATCGTGCTTGCTGCGCCCGCAGATGATGAGGTCTGGGTCAATGCCCAGCTCTCTGCCCTGGTCATTTTTCATGCTGCGCATACGCAGCCGGAGGTCAGTCAGCTCAGTCCTGAGCTCTGCCACTGTGCTGCCAGTCTTGGAGCGCATGGCCTGTTGCCAAAAGCCGTAGCCATAGTTACCCCGGGCACGGGCACCATAGAGAAACTCATCAAACTTGAATACGTGGTCAGAGCTGGTGTCAGTCAGACTGTCAAAGCTGACATCCTCACGCCGCTGAAAAATAATCGGCTTGAGTGGCTTTGTCGTATCCAGGAGATAGAAGTAGGCACCAACGTTGCCACCATTCGGATTGTCATTGCTGACAACAGTGATGGCAGCATCCATCCCTACAGGGTGGTCCGTATCGAAATAGTTTTGCTTATCAAAGCAAAGACCATTCGAGACCAAGGCCTCAAAGCAGAGCTTATTGGGCCACAGCTTGGCTGCATCAGCCAGCATCTGGGTCCGGGCTGAGTAGATACCGATCACATCGTCTCTAAGATCGTCAGCCTGGGCACGTAGCGTGCGCTCAAACTTACGATTCTTGACGTTGTAGTCATGGCTGGCCAGTTGAGTCAGGACTCGACCACCAATCCACTCACGCAGTTCCTCAGCTTCTCCGAGCCACGTGTAATCGTTACGGGCTGAGGAGCTGGGCACGATGGTGGCGAATTGCAGGTACTGGTCGGGGACATTGGTGACCATTGCCCCACGAAAAACCGCGCTGATGCCACGAAAGAAGGTGTCCAGGTTTTGCCGGTTGATATCCATGTTTGGTTTTTCGCAGTTCCTATCAAACGGAAGTGGACAGGCCTACCGCCACAACAGCGTTGCCAGTGTCAGCAATATCGAAGAGGATGCCAGCAGCAGCTCTGGTCCCAGTCCCATCGGTTTTGCCGACAGTCTGGTCATTGATGGCATAGACCTTTTTGCCAATGTCATTGATCGTCAAAGCATCAGCAGCTCCAGCGATCGTGAGCTCGACAAAGCCAGACCGGATGGGCACGGTTAGGATGCCATCCCCGATAACCTTTTTCTCAGCGATGCCCAGGGCTACCCCAGTAGCCAGAGGCCCAGCTTGCTCCACCAGACCCGTGGCTGGATTCAAGACAACCAGGGCACCTTTCCACAAGGTGACACCGGACTTGACAACCTTCTCACGCTCCACCCCAGAGTGGATTTTAGCGTCTCGGTTAGCTGATAAAATGCCTGCCATGACTAGAGCCCTTTACGGTCAGAATTCTTAGAGGATGTGACTCAGGTCAGGAGGTCAGCTCACTACGGCTCTTGAGGAATTCCTCCTCAGACACCTGGAGGTCTTTGCAAATCGCTTGCTGCTGGGGGGTGAGCTTGCTGCCACCACCACCGTTGCCCCCATTGCCGCCACCCACGGGCCCAGCATTGGTAGCCACGAGCACGGGCAGGGACGCAATCAGCTCCTGGAGCAGCTTGAGGCTCTCGAGACTGGAGCCACCTTGTTTGACAAAGGCCTCACGTGAGCCTGGAGCTACCTTGCCAGCTGCGATGCCTGAATCCACAACGGCATTGACAGCAATCAGATGGGCCTCACTCGGGGCAGCTGCATTCCCTGCCACGGCTGCCACGGGGCTACCAGTGGAGCCCTTGGCAGCCACCAGCCCAGCTAAGGTGTCCTGGATTTTGGAGAGCACGCTGC